TTGATTATATGAGACAAAACGTACTGAACAAAAATAAAGCTACAGCAAGTGCCACGGCAAGAGCTGGCGCGAAAGGAATTGGTGGTGGCATGGGAAAAAGAATGGGTTCGATAGAATCTAGACTAGACGCACTGGAAGGAGGCAGCGAAGGTGGAAACTCTGTGCAGTCAGTACAACCGGTTCAAAAAATAAATCAAGGTAGTAGCTTTGGTGATGTGCCTAGTGCACCACCTGCGCCAGTAGCGGCTGGATCATTAAACGCGTCAGCGCCACCTGGATCAATGCAAGAAACAATGCCTTCCCCTGGAGACCCTGCCGCAGATATGTTTGGTAGTGAATTTGCGAGAAACGCATCTGTTGGTGCAGCAAAAATGAGAATAAATAAAAAAATATAACATGGATTTAAAAAGTAGAATGATTATTGACACACCTCAACTACAGGGTCAAGTAGGAGAAAACGCTATATGGGACGGCCCATTAAACTTAGCTGCTTTTCCAAAAGGTAAAGGAAGTTCCAATGGTATAACAGGTATGAAGCTAAATCACGCTGGTGTGCCTTACAAACCATTAAACGCTGTTCTTTGTGCACAGGGAAAAGAATATTAATATAATAAAATAATTAAAATGGGACAATACGGAAATCAACCAGATTTTGGAACAGAGGCAACTATGGATGTTTTAATAGTTACAAAACCTGAAGCAGCAGTACGAACAGGATTTTTAGGAGGAGCATGTTTGTATGTAGGGACAGCTGGAGATGTTATCGTTATTATCGCAGGCACACTTGGCGGAGGTCAAGCTTTTACACCTATAACTTTTAAAGCTGTACCAGCTGGCTCTATATTACCTGTGATTGTAGACTACGTAGTCACCGGTACAACTGCATCTAACTTTGTAGCTTTAAAATAACATGGCGGTAGGTAACAGCATGGGAATAGGTATACCAATGGTAAACTTAGGTTTAGGCGGCGGAGGCGGAGGCGGAAGCTTCTTGCTAGATGACTACCCAAATACAAATGGGCACTCTTATTCACTAAGGCAGCTAAGCTCTACTATTACAAATGTTGTTAGGGTCAGAAGAGCCACCGACAACACAGAACAAGATTTTACAGCAACTCAAATAACAGACGGAACTTTAGCTACTTTTTGCGGTAGTGGTGATGGGTTTGTCGCTAAATGGTATGATCAAAGTGGTAGTAACGACGTTTTAAATTTTACTGCCCTACAACAACCTAAAATATTTGCTGAAATAGGCCCTGGTTTTGGTGGGGTATTACTTCAAAATGGGAAACCTTGCATGGAGTTCGATGGAGTAGATGATTCCCTGCAAGCTCTTATTTTCCCGCAAAGTAGTGGCGCTTATTACTTGTTTGCAGTAAACACTTTTGTCTCAGGACCTGGACCAGGAGAACCTCAAGTATATATGTACGGTCTTAAAGAAGACATACCTGCACCCTTTACTGGAAATAGCAGTATTAGATGGAATGGACTTGGGGCTGAGTTTCGAGGTTCTTCAGACCTTAGTTTTATTGTGCAGCAAGGAGTTCAATCTCTTTACTACGCTCGTCAACAAGCAGGTCCAGGGCCTTTTAGCGGCTCAACTATAAAAGTAAACCAAACCCAAAATCCGTTAATTGGCTTTACTGACAACGGTATTTCACAGGCCAGGAACACGATAGTTTTAGGAAACAATCCAAACAATTATGCAGGCCAAAATAGTAATATAAAGCTTCAGGAATTTATATTATACCTTGCTGATCCAGGACCAGCCGAAACCCCTATTCAAGTCGATATTAATACTTATTATTCTGTATATTAATGGAAGTAAACATACTAGGTTATAAATTTTCAGAAAAAGAACTGGCTGAGGAAACAAGGTCAGTATTGGTAACGGAAAAAGAACTTCCAAGAAAAATAGCGGATGTTACTACATACTGGCAGAACTATGAAGAAGCAAGTCTTAATAAACCGCCTTTCTGGTACATGCTACATGACAAGTCTTTGGATGGTGCTTTGGGTGAACCAGCAAAGTTTACAGTGACAATTCCAGAAGAATCGTTCTTTAACAGCTTTGGAGATGCCATAAGCGCATATTCGCTTAGAAACCTTACAAGTAATCCAGAACAATTTGTTGTTAGAGTCTCAACAGGGTTTGGCCCTGAGCCAGCAGAATATGATTTAACTGAATCACAAATTAATCTTAAATATCTTTTAGGTCTAGGCCTGGACTTGCAGGTTATAAAATGGTACGATCAAGCTGGAACAGATCAGTCTTTGGTAGCTACTACAAAATCCGCGCCATATCTATTAAGCAAGGGTGAAATGTTCTTTGAGGGTTTAAGGCCAGCAATACATTTTGAGAACGGTAATCAATTACAATTAATAGCTTTTTTAAAACCAGTAAAAGATAATATAAGAATCTATAATGTATCATCTTACTCTGATAAGCAAGTAGCAGGTGTAGAGGGCAATTCTCTTTTATATAATGCAAACAATTTTATAACTTTTCCAATAATAAGTTGGTTGCCAGATAACACGCTAAAGATGCTTTCAAGAAACCCTATTACTCAAAACGGGGTAGCTTTTGAACCAGAGGAAGATAGGTTTGGACCATTTAAAAGTCCATTATCAAACTTAAATTTATATCAAATAGGAAACGCTTTAAATTCTCCGATTAATTTTGGGTTTGGTAACGCTGTAAATATGAATATGTGTGAGTTTATTTTATACCCAGACGAAAATACAAATATAACAAGCATAACCAAGAATATTACCAATTTTTATAAAATAATATAAAAACAAAATATGTCAGTAAACGAACAAGGACACCAAGGAAAATACAGCGGAAACTCTAGACACACTAGAGTAACAAGTCAAAACTTTGCCGCCACAAGAAGAGACGATCAAGCACATATGCAATATCTAAAAGAAGATGTAGATTATGATGACAAGCACGGTCATAGCGATATAGATATGACAGCTGACGAGAAGCATATATCAAAACTAGCAGGTGATCTTAAATATGATGACAAACATCACGGAGCAGCCAGACACACTAGTGCTCATTCTACTGAAGAGTATATGGAACGCAAGGACAAAGCTATAAAAGCTAATGCTGGTCCAGCTCAAAGCCAAGACAGAAGCTTAAGTCTTGGGGTTAATGCTAATAGAGAAAAACCAAGTGAGGATAACCCAAGCCCGCCAGTAGATTATGCAGCTAACGCTAACTTTAGCCCGATACCTAGATTTAATATATCAGCTAATGCCAATTCTAGAGGCGCCTATGGTTTTGGTTTGTCAGGCTCATCTAAAAGCGATCAAACAACCTACGAAGCTAAGTTTAATAGAGAGAATGGCAACAATAATGTAAGCGCTAACGCTACGTTTAAATTTTAAAAAAACAGATAGGACTGTACAAACCTAGCCAAACATAAACATAACCAAAAACAAAAACAAAAACAAAATGGGAAAATTCATTAAATTTAACGTACAAAATTCAGCGGCAGCATCGCCACTGTCACCAACAGAAGGAATCTTAGTAAACGTAGAAGACATTACTAAAGTAACAGCAACAGGAATATCTGGGGCTAATGCTAAAACAGTAGTGGTTGGACTAACAGGTAGAGCGGCTCAAAATGCGGGATATGTTACCTTAACACTGACAGTGTCTACAAGTTTAAGTGCAGCTGTTAATCCAACAATTTTAACAGGTAAAGCAAATCCATTAGTTGCGGCAGTAAGATCTGCAATGACAGCTAATCCAGGAGGAGTAGTAGCAACAGCTCAGTTAGGGAAAGATCAAGCAGCGGTGCCTGCTCAAATGTATTTTAGAACAGCAACGTTCGCTTAACAGTACATGAAACCTAAAGGACTAGGAGATAGCATAGCTAACTTCACACACAAAACAGGTATTAAGCACGTCGTTGACATTGTCTCTGACGGGCTTAATATCAATTGTGGTTGTAATAACAGGCAAGAGTGGTTCAATAACAAATTTCCTTATAGAAACAAGAATGGCATTTAGCATAAAATCTTTTTTTAATCTTAATAAAATGAATACATCTGTGTTTGAAAGAGACATGGGTGATGATCCCGTGTTTGCAAGAACACCTAAAAATGGAGTTATTATTTTAAATGAAAATGCTGTTAAAAATTCTAGTAAAAAAGAACTAGACAATACCATAGCACACGAACAAGTACACGTTGACCAATTTAAAAACGGTGAACTAGACTACAATGTTGGTGCTGGTAAGGTAATGTTTAAAGGAAAAGAATATGACTACTCTGTTATGCAAGCAGGTAAAGGTCCTTGGGAAAAGCCAGCATACGCTGCAGAAAAAAAATAATATAAAAATAAAAATAAAAACATGAAAACAAATCAAGACGGCGGAAGTTATTCTGCAAAAAAACCGAGTGCGCCTGCTAATCAGCTGGCTAAAGATCAAGCAAAAGAAGGAGCTGGTAAAATGGGTTACTCTCAACAATTTGGACCTGGACGAATGAACGGTTATGATGCAGGTGCTAAAAAAGTTATGGATGTAATGACTCACGGAGGAGCTTCAAAATACATGGGAGAAGGACCTGGACAAATGCAATTTTTAAAAAAATTAGGTAGAACTGTGAGTAGAGGTTTAGGTGATATTGCAGTGCAAGCAACGGATTTTATAATGCCAGATAGAAATAGAGCCATAAACTCAAGTTCAGCTGCAAAGCAAAACGCATATAGATCAAAAATTGATGAAATGAGTCATTACGATAGATCTAGGGAACTTGCTGAAAAAGGCGAAACATTTGGTACTCTTGCTAATTATTTTGATGATGATGGCCTAGGAAACGCAAGAACAGGTGTCCGTACAGATGTCAAAGAAGATATACGGAAAAAAAATAGAAAAAAGTAAAATTAGCTCTGTCATGTATTCAAAAAAAGGATATTTAAAAAATAGTCCTGACGTAAATAAAAAAACTAACTTAATAGCCGGTAATAAAATTACCATGAAAGGTGTTGAAAGTAAAGTTTTAGGTATTGACGACAGAGGCTATGCTACTATCATGTATCCAGGGTATGATTATATTTTTCCAAACGGGAAAGAAGTATTAGAAATTAAATTAAATAAATAACATTGGACAAGATAATTCAATGGCTTACAGGTGGCGTTATCAGCGAAGTTGGTAACGTCATTGATAAGCTAACAACCACAAAGGAAGAAAAGCTTGAGGCCAAAAGGCTGATGGTTGAAATTTTAGAAAAAGCAGATAGTGAAGCCCAATCGCAAGTAACCGAAAGGTGGAAGTCAGATATGGCATCAGATAGTGTGCTTTCTAAAAATATACGTCCTATGGTTCTTGTGTATTTAACTGTTATATTTACTGTATGTGCCTTTTTTGATGGAAATATAGGTGATTTTAAGATAGCAGACGAATACATACCAATATTTCAAACTCTTTTAGTAACAGTATATGGTGCTTATTTTGTAGGCCGTAGCTGGGAGAAAGCTAAAAAAATAGAAAAAACAAATAATTAAATTAAATCAAATGAAAATATTAACATTATTATTAGCGGTTACTATGTGGTCGATTTGGTATTTTGACCTAACAGACACAAGTACTAATCTTTATTTAAACCCAATGAGTTTCTTGGGTCTAGTTGTTGTCACCTGGTTTTTACTAGGCGCTTATAAATTAGTAAAAAAATTAAATCAAATCAAATGGATAAAATAGAAAACAAAGAATTAGAGAAAGTAGTAGAGCAACAAAAAACACTAAACGAAGTGTTAACTAATATTGGTGTTCTAGAAACTCAAAAGCACGGACTGCTTCACAAGGTTGCAGCTCTAAACAAGGATATAGAAGAAGTAAAAAACGATCTTGAAGGAAAGTACGGGGCTATCAACATCAACTTAGAAGATGGTACGTATACTAAAATAGAGAAAGATGGATAATGTCATAAGAAAAATTAGCATAGGTGCTGATTATAAAAATGATGCTATGCACTACTCTGTAGGTCAAGAGGTCTACGGTGGCCACACTATATCTCATGTTCTACTAGAAGATAAAGACTCATCATACAACATTTACATTAAGAAAAACGAAGAGGTACTGCCATGGAAGAAGTTTAATTCTAACATGGCTATATCTATAGAGTATGATATAAAGTATTAATGAAAAGTGTATATGACTTTATCGTTAAGCCGCTAGGTGATAGATACGCAAATACAAAAAAAATAGGAGACACTGAATTAGTTTTAAACACTAAAATAGAAGGTTGGAAGTTTGTAAATAGATTTGCTGAAGTAGTATCAACACCTCTCGCTATTGCAACGCCTGTTAAACAGGGTGATATAGTTGTAATACATCAGAATATTTTTAGAAGATTTTATAACATGCAAGGTAAGCAAACAAATAGTAGATCTTATTTTAAAGACGATTTGTACTTTGCTAGTGTTGACCAAGTATATCTATATAAAAGAAAAGAAAAGTGGCGATCTATAAACGACCGTTGTTTTATAATACCAATAAAAGAAACAGAGCTTCTAAGAAGCAATAAAGAAGTAAACAATATTGGTATACTAAAAATAGGTAATAGCTCCTTAGAAGAGCTTAGAATAACTCCAGGACATATAGTAACATTTAAAGCTGGGTCTGAATGGGAGTTTAATATAGACGGAGAACGTTTATATTGTATGAAATCAAATGATATTTTATTAGAACATGGATACAAAGAAGACGAAGAGGAATATAATCCTAGCTGGGCAGATAGCCGTTGAAGAATTAATAAAAGTAGCTAAAGAGGCTATAGTTGATTCAGATGACGATATATCAGCAGATAGATTAAAAAATGCTGCAGCTACTAAAAAGCTAGCTATATTCGATGCTTTTGAAATATTACAAAGAATTCAAGAAGAGGAAGCTATATTAAATGAAAAGCCTAGAGATAGTAAAGAAAAAACTTTTAAAGGCTTTGCAGAGGGGAGATCTAAATAATGTATACTCAAAGCTTATATAAAGTAGTAGATGATCACATCAAACCTCATATAGTAAAAAAGAATAATAGATATAAGAAATGGGAGTATGGCTATAACAAAGAACATGACGTTATTGTTATAAGCAAAACGGGAGAGATAGGTGAAATATACGATATACAAAACCTAAAGATTGCATTGCCAAAACCTAAAGACGTTGTTAAGTTTAAATCAAAGTCTTGGGAAAGAACAGAATTACCGAATGAGCTAAAGAAAATAAAAACAATATTTGATTGGGAAAACTACCCCATAGATTTCAAAGAAAAATGGTATGATTACATCGATAAAGAGTTTACTAGACGAGAACAAGGTTTTTGGTTCAATAATAAGGGTCTGGATACTTACATTACTGGTGCTCACTTTATGTACCTGCAGTGGTCCAAAATTGATGTTGGGAAGCCAGACTTTCGAGAAGCAAATAGATTATTCTTTATATTCTGGGAAGCATGCAAGGCCGACAGCAGGTCTTATGGAATGTGTTATCTTAAAAACCGTAGATCAGGATTTTCCTTTATGTCCTCGGCTGAGACCGTCAATCTTGCGACAATATCCTCGGATTCACGGTACGGAATATTGTCCAAATCAGGACCTGATGCTAAGTCAATGTTCACGGATAAGGTTGTACCAATTTCGGTCAACTACCCATTCTTCTTCAAACCAATACAGGACGGTATGGACAGGCCAAAAACCGAGCTCGCATACAGAGTCCCTGCCTCCAAGTTTACACGTAAGAAACTTGACACAAACGAAACGGTTAAAGAAATCACGGGTCTTGATACCACAATCGACTGGAAGAACACGGGTGACAACTCATACGATGGTGAGAAACTCAAACTCCTCGTCCACGACGAATCGGGCAAATGGGAAAGGCCAAACAACATCCTTAACAACTGGAGGGTTACAAAAACAACGCTTAGATTAGGTAGTAGAGTTATAGGTAAGTGCATGATGGGTTCAACCTCAAACGCCTTAGATAAAGGTGGAGAAAACTTTAAAAAACTTTACTATGATTCAGATGTTACAAAAAGAAACCGCAACGGACAGACTCGCTCAGGACTCTATTCTTTGTTCATACCTATGGAGTGGAACTACGAGGGATACATTGATTCTTATGGCATACCTGTATTCGACACGCCAAGAAAAGATGTTGTAGGACCACATGGAAACCCCATAGATTTAGGTGTTATAGAATATTGGCAAAACGAAGTTGATGGCTTAAAAGGAGATCAAGATGCTTTAAATGAATTCTATAGACAGTTTCCAAGAACAGAGGATCATGCTTTTAGAGACGAAGCAAAACAGTCACTGTTTAACCTAACTAAAATATACGAGCAAATAGATTTTAACGGTGACTTAAGACACAGCTCTTTAGTTACTAAAGGAAGCTTTCAGTGGAGAGATGGTGTAAAAGATACTAGCGTAATATTTGTTCCAAATAACAATGGTAGATTTTTAGTTACTTGGGTTCCACCTGAAAACTTACAAAATCGTGTAATAGTAAAGAGTGGGGTTAAATACCCTGGCAATGATGGTTTAGGTGCCTTTGGCTGTGATAGCTATGATATATCAGGTACTGTTGATAACAGAGGATCTAATGGAGCTCTTCATGGTTTAACTAGTTTTAGTATGCTTGATGTTCCACCTAATCATTTTTTCTTAGAATACATAGCAAGACCTCAGACAGCTGAAATATTTTTTGAAGACGTACTTATGGCTTGTGTATTTTATGGAATGCCTATACTATGTGAAAACAATAAACCTAGATTACTATACCACTTTAAACGTAGAGGTTATAGAGGCTTCTCCATGAATAGGCCAGATAAAATCTACAACAAGTTGTCAATAACAGAAAGAGATATTGGTGGTATACCAAACTCAAGTGAAGACATAAAGCAAGCGCATGCCGCTGCTATAGAGACGTATATAGAAAATTTTATAGGTTTACAAGACAAGGGTTATGGTGATATGTATTTTCAAAAAACACTAAACGACTGGAGTAGATTTAACATAAATAACAGGACAAAGCACGATGCGTCTATAAGTTCTGGATTAGCTCTTATGGCTTGCAATAAAAATAGATATAGACCTATACCAAAAAGAGAGATTATATCCTATAGTTTAGGTATAAAAAAATATGATAATACCGGTATTGCTTCTAAAATTATAAAGTAAATGAATATAAATTATAATGCTAACAGTGCGTTTCCCAATCAGGTAGTACCTTTGGAGGAAAAATTAAGTTCTAAGTATGGCTCACAAGTTGCTGACGCTATACAGTCTGAATGGTTTGCACAAGGTAGAACTAATGGAAACAGATATCTAACTTCTTTTAACAACTACCATGAGCGTAGACTTTATGCTAGAGGAGAACAATCAACACAAAAATACAAAGATGAATTGTCTATAAATGGTGATTTGTCTTACTTGAACTTAGACTGGAAGCCAGTGCCTATACTATCTAAGTTTGTAGATATACTAACTAATGGTATATCTAACAAAGACTACGACATTAAAGCTTACGCAAATGATCCTATGTCTATTAAAAAAAGAACAGACTACGCTTCAAAATTAGCGATGGACATGTTTGGCCAAGACATTATACAGCAGGTAAAGCAAACTACAGGAGAAGATGTTTCTAGCACAAGCATACCAGCAATAGATCTTCCAAAGACAATGGAAGAAATGGAGTTGCATTTACAGCTATCTTATAAGCAAGCTATTGAAATTGCTGAAGAAGAGGCTATAACTCAAACTCTAGATAAAAATAAATTTGACCTACTAAAGCGTAGATTGAATTATGATCTTGTAACACTTGGTATTGGTGCTGCTAAAACGAATTTTAATATATCAGAAGGCATAACTTTAGATTATGTAGATCCTGCTTATATGATACACTCGTATACGGAAGATCCAAACTTCGAAGATATATATTATGTAGGTGAAGTTAAGGCTGTTACTATATCAGAAATAAAACAACAGTTTCCTCATATATCAGACGAAGCGTTATCTAAGATACAAAAATCATATAGCAACCAGAACTATATATACGGATGGGGTGCTTATGACGAGAATACTGTTCAAGTGCTATATTTTGAATACAAAACCTATATGGATCAAGTATTCAAACTGAAGCAAACAGAACAAGGTTTAGAAAAAATACTAGTAAAAACAGACGAATTTAATCCTCCACCAAACGACAAGTTTGATAGGGTTTCAAGAAGTATAGAAGTTCTATTTGAAGGTGTTAAGGTTCTAGGAACTGATATGATGCTAGATTGGAGAATGGCTGAAAATATGACTAGGCCAATGGCTGACACTACTAAGGTAGAGATGAACTACACCATTTGTGCGCCTAGAATATACAAGGGTAGAATAGAGTCAATAGTAAGTAAAACCATGGGTTTTGCTGATATGATTCAGTTAACTCATTTAAAACTGCAGCAGGTTATATCAAGAATGGTACCGGACGGTGTGTTCTTAGATATGGACGGTTTAGCAGAAGTTGATCTTGGTAACGGAACTAATTATAATCCAGCCGAAGCGCTGAATATGTATTTTCAAACTGGTTCAGTAGTTGGTAGATCGCTCACTCAAGATGGGGCTATGAACGCAGGTAAAGTTCCAGTTCAGGAGCTATCGTCATCGTCAGGACAAGGAAAAATAGGTGCTTTAGTAAGCACGTACAATTTTTACGTTCAAATGATTAGAGACGTAACAGGTCTTAATGAGGCTAGAGATGGTAGTTTACCAGATAGAGATACACTAGTTGGGCTACAAAAAATAGCTGCACAGCAATCAAATATAGCTACCAAGCATATTAACAATGCTAGCTTATACCTAACATTAAGGCTGTGTGAGAATATCTCTAAAAAACTAGCTGATGTAGTTAGATTTCCTTTGACAGCCGAGTCTTTAAAAAATTCTATATCTACTTTTAATGTTAGAACACTACAAGAGGTTGCTAACTTAAATCTCCATGACTTTGGTATATTTCTAGACTTAGAACCTGACGAAGAAGAAAAAGCACAGCTTGAACAAAACATACAAGTAGCATTGCAAACAGGTGGTATTGACTTAGAAGACGCTATTGACCTTAGACAGATACGTAATTTGAAACTAGCTAATCAAATGCTTAAGCAAAAACGTAGACTAAAGCAAGAGAGAGATCAAAAAGCAGCTCAGGCTAATATGCAGGCTCAAGCTCAAGCAAACGGCCAACTAGCAGAGCAGACGGCTATGGCTGAGACTCAAAAGCAACAAATATTGACTGATCAAAAAATGCAACTAGAGCAAGCTAAGTCTCAGTTTGAAATACAGCGAATGCAAGCAGAGGCATCTATAAAAAGAGAGCTTATGGCAGAAGAGTTTAATTACAACGTGCAACTAGCTAAAGAAAGATTTAATGGAGAGA